AGTTTCACTAATTGCAATAGTTTTATTTTTGTCTTCATAACCAGATATAACAAAATTAACACTAGATATGTTGCCACTAGAAGTAAAACCAATTTTTTTAGCAAAACCATCAGGACTTACCCACTCACTATTTACAACTCCAATTCCATTTAAATTAAAATTACCCGCAGATCCTAATGTTTGATTTTCAAAAATACTATTAGGATCAACATCAGCTAAGTCCATTTTGATTTCGATTCTTCGCATGTTTGCTCCTATCTTTCTTTTGATACAAAAATATAATCAATAGACATAGTTTTAGCTACAGCTTCGCCATTTTGAATGCCAAAAGATATAGTTAATTCTTCGTCATCACAAAGGTTGGTTGTTGCTAATTTACCAAGAATAGTTGGATTATTATTATTTATAGAAGCAGCATAAACCACCTCATCAACGCCATTGTAATAAAAACCTACTGTTAAATAAGTATTATTAGCAACGGTTGTAATTGCAGTAGCGGTTGAAGCAGTCGAATCTTTAATTACAACAAAATCTAAGTTAGCATCGCCATCATGTTTTCTGAAATAAACACCATCAGTTACGGCTAATGGAGTTGTATCAGTAATTTGAAGACCAATAACAAAATCAGATTGAGTTGCGTCAGAAACAGCAAATCTTGCTTTAAAAAACAATTTTTTGCCAGCTTCAAATTTAAATGATTCACCAACTTTTTGCAAAGCATTTAAATCATTATCTGCGGCACTGTTAGTAAGCAAAAGAACGCCACCATCAACATTAGCTAAAGCTTGTGTTGCTCCAGCTTGTGTTTCAGTAACTGTAAAGTCACCAGCTGTGTAAGTGTCAAAATCGTCAAAATAAGTATGCATTTGGGTTGGATCCAATTGGATCATTTGTCCCAAAATGTTTTGAGCGGTAATGTTATTAACGCCTTTAGTAAAATTTGTAGATGGCATAAATATATAAAATTTAATTGTAGGGGGAATTTCACCCCCTTTTACCCAATAGGACAACAGTTAAAAGAATTAAACGCCTTGTGAAGCAAAATAGCCACGAGGATCAGTAACGCCTACTGCATAAGAAGTCATAATTTTATATTTATGATCTCCTGATTCAAAAGCACCATCGTTGCTAAATTCACCCTGAATTGCAGTGATCATTTTAGCACCTTCTGGAGCATCTGTTTTAATAAAATAAGCGTCGTCAGAAATCAAATGCGGATTAACTAAAATACCACCTGAAAACAAACCCATATATTTTAAAGCATTAACATCGTTATTAGCAGATCCAACACGAAGTTGAGATTCTAAAATACGAGTAGCTTCAAACATTAAAGCTGATGGAACTTGTAGTAAAGTTGGTTTAATTTTAGCTTTGATTCCTCTATCGTTATTAGTTTCTCTAATTTGAATGCACAATTCTTCCAAAGCTTCCTCTGATAAATCAGAAGGAGTAGCTAAAGTGTTAGAAAAGTTGCCTGCACGACTTGGATGGTCAGTTGCAAAAAACTTTTTACCATCACCAAAAGTGTAGTTTGCATCAAAACCGTTGTTGAATAAATCAGCAACATCCACTTCTTTAGTTTCGCGAAGTGAAGATGCTAAATATTCATTACCTTTAGATACAACATTAAGATATTTATTAAATTTACGAGCTTCCCAAGAAACTTGATAACCTAATGCACGAGTTCTTTGTTGATATCTTGATACATAGCCTTGCGACATTGAATCATAATCAACACCAGCACCTTCGTTTTTAGTTTTTAAAAGACCAAAAGGCGAAATTAACACATCTTCATCAAATTGTTCGTCTGTTGACTCCATTTTGACAAGTTTTGATGCTAAAAGATCATCCTCGGTGTATGCTCCCCAATAAGTTTTAACTCCGGGTTTAAGAGCTTTTGGAATTGTTCCTGTTACTATAATAGACATAATTTATATTTTTTTAATTAATATTAGATACCAGTAGTTACGTTTGCTTCTGTGTGGTTATTGATTTTAACACGCCATTTAGCATGTTGACCAATAGCATTATCAGGAGCGTCAACTAATCTTAAAATTTTAAGTTGGAAAGTTGCATCAGTAGCAGGGGTTGAAGTGTCTAATTCAGCACCAGACAAGCCAGTGACAGTTGAGCCAGATTCAGCGAATACTACGTTAGCGTTTAAGCCAACAGAAGTTGCAGCTAATGCAGTTCCTGCAGTTTCTTCTTGAATTTCAAATTCTTGAAGTGGGCTGTCAGCAACAATAGCTACTGCTTCGGTCGAAGCTGGATTGTAAGCAACATTTAAATTAGTTGGGTTAGCTAAAAAACCAATAATAACACCAGTGATTTTATTAGCATCACCAGCAGTTGCTTTATTGATTTCTGGTAAAGAACCAGCATTAAAAAAACGACCCGCAGATGTTACATTTACAGTATTAGAAGTTCCTGTTTTGATTACTGGGTCACCAATAAACAATGCAGTTCCATAACTAGCTGGAATGTAGTAATAATTTTTAGGAATCTCTACAAAAGGAGAGTTCTTAACGGGTGTTAATCCGTATGGAGTATTTGAATTTGTCATAATTATTTAATTATTTAATTAATTTTTTTTGATCCTGTGCAACATAAGTCATTGAACCCAAACCAAGATCTTTTCCTGCAAGTTTATCAATGCTTTCTTGTTGCCTATTATTTATTTTAATTTGATTATCTCTTTGTATTTTTTCATTCATTTCCTCAGTGATTTCCATGGCATAACGCATAAATGTTTCGCCCATTTTATTTTGACCACCTCTGATTGGAGCAATTTCTGCGCCATTTTCATTAGTAGCAGGTTTATATCCTAAATCAATTAAATCTTGTAATCGATTAGGGATGTTACTAGAAACCCAACGTCTTATAAAACCTGCCTTTTTTGGCAAATCTGATAAAGCACCATGTCTTTTTAGATATGTGCGTGGATTTCTAACAAATTCTCTTCCATCGGGTAATTTAATAATTTCTGTATCCCGATTAGTAGGTCTATCTTCTCTATCATTATACTTAGATACTCTTTCTTGAGTATGTTCTTTTGAATTTTCTCTGTTTGAATCAATATTTTTGTTTGTCATAAATTTTCTCAATTATTAATTATTAAAATAGTCATTAATGGCGGTTTGTTGCATATCTTTAATTTGCGCAGAAGTAAAATTGTGTTTCTTTGCAAAATATTGACATGTTTTACGCACATCTTCAGGCAAATCATTATAAGTATATTGTTTTTTACCTACATTAATACCTCTTTGACCACTTTCTACACTTGGAGCTTTAGTTTTATTTAATTTATCACTAAATCTTGATTCGATTTCTTCGCTAACCATTTCTAGTCTATCACGAAGAGGAATCCGCTCTGATAAAGTAGCAAAATAAGTTTCTGCATATCCTCTCATTGGAGCATTTTCATAAAACCAAGTGTTATCTGGAGCCCAATTATCAAATATTTTTTTATCTTCGGGCTGTATTTGTTGTTTTGGCTCTTCTTGAATTTCTTCATCAATTTTATTTTCGGTAAAAGAAATTTTATTTTTTTCTAATTCATTTCTTTGTTTTTGAATTGCTCTAACTTTAGCAACATCACCTTCTAAAATTGCATTTTCTTCAGCTTCATCTAAAGATTGAAATCGTTTTTGATTATTATCTTCATATGCAAATTTTTGGACATTTAAAATAACATTCATTTGCTTACGAAGTTCGCTCATTTCTTTTTCAAGAGCTGTTTTTTCAGAAGCTAGTTTTCGATTTCTTTCATTTAATACGGGAGTTTCTTTTTCCTGTATTTCTAGAAATTCTTGTGCTGTTTTATGAGGTTTTACCGTTCCATCTTTATATCTTCCTTTAAAAAATTTGCCAGTTCTCCAGCCACGATCCCAAGCTTCTTTTTCTGTATCAGTTAAAGTTTCATAAAAAGTTTTTTCTTCACTTTTTGTTGATTTTTCGAATATAATATTTTCTTTTTCAATTTCCTCTTCTTCCATTTCTTTTAGAATTGGATTAGAAGATAAATTTTTATCTTGCTCAACTTTTGGCTCAATTTCTTGTGAATTTAAACCAATATCAATATCTATTTCTTCAGAACGATCAATTATTGGCATATTTCCTCATTAATTTGAATTGCTAAAATATTACGGTCAAGAATAATTCTATATTCTTTACCATCTTTAGTTTGATCTTTGCTTAATCTATAACCTTCATAAGATGGAATTAAAATTTT